GCCCCGTGCTTGGACGCATAGGCACAGCAAACCCAGATAAACTGGGTAAGTTCGTAGATCCCACTGGGACTTTCGAACTGCAAGTTCGACAAAACAAGACCAAGGCGCGTAAGCGCACTGAGATTGTTGTCGTTCACCGTAAGATCGCCGAGAATCCGCTGACAAGTACGATGAGCGAGGTTAGTTCCTCGTCCACCATTACTTTTGATCAGCCTCTTGTCGGTTACTCAGTTAGTGAAGCACAAGCTTTGATTGACTGTGTAATGGACTTTGCAGCCTCATCGGCTCCACGAATGGAGCAGATTTTGGCGGGTCAGTCTTAATCCTGCTACATAGTTAACGGTCAAACCCACCCATTTCTTTAAAAGGGGAGTTTTATGAATAGACCGACCATGTTCTTACGTGAGGTTATCGTTCAATACGGTAAAATCACGAGACTTGCCATCGACAGAGATCTTCGTGTCATAGAAGATCGTGTTAAAAATGAAGGGATGAGCTTTCTAACAATTGCTCTTCCCACCTTAGATGACGCCCTATTACTGGGCCTCTCGTCTGGTCGTTTCACACTCGTGAACGGATTTAAACCGTTCCAGAGGAGTGGAAGGCTCCCGGCTTTATTGTCGGGTTTCTTCAAACGTATTTTTAACACTGATGGTGTTCTCTTGGATGATCCTTGCCTCGATTGTATCGAAGCGGTGCGTCAAATCTGCCGATTGTATAAAAAGGTAGAATTGCCGTGCTCGGACACCCGCGTAAAGCAGGCATTCGAAAGGTATCAAACAAATGAACAAGACATCTCAAAGTACAGTTATCGTAGCTTTAATAGTGATCCTCTGTGGATTGCTATCACTGGCTACTTATGGTCTGACCTGGAGCTCCGCGCAGCAGATATATATTGCTCGCCTGGAGTCTACGGATCAGGTGCCACTGCAGAGCGTTACCGCCTTAATCAGCGGTTATCAGCTCGGCACTGGCCGACGCGCGGAGAAGGAATCTTCCCCGCAAGTTACCATACTTCCCACCGAGAAGACGATCGAGAGAGTTTTGACGCCCTCTCGTTCCTCAGTGGAAAGCAAGAACTCCCCGTAAGGGTAGTCACTGTACCAAAGACGTTAAAGACGCCACGGATTATTGCCGTAGAGCCTTCTTATGCAATGCTTAGACAGCAAAGCGTTTGGAGATATCTTGGTGACTATCTCGAGGGAAAGAATTTTCCCTTCTCTAGTATACGATTCAAGGATCAATCCCAAAATCGCCTACTAGCGTGTTCCGGCTCTCTTAGTGGCAATTTAGCCACTATAGACCTGAGTGATGCATCAGACCGGGTGTCAAACCGGCTCGTTGCTTCAACATTCAAGTCATGCCCGTCTTTCCGCAGAATGATATTCGCGGCGAGAACGAG